TGCTGAGCATGTGGGGGGATTCCTTCACTCGCCGGGAAGGCGATGAAGGTGTTCAACTTCAACATCTCAACCCCTAAGGGTCACGAGAGGAGGAGCCGTATGGATAAAACCTTACAGAACTCTCTTTGTCGCGGACTTCGTGCAAGTGGTATACCCAAGAAAGTGGCCATCCAAGTTCTGAACGAAATCGTACGATGGTACGACTGTAGTGGAGAACAATGGACAGTCGATCGTATCAAAGCTATACGGCAATGATACGAAACCTGCCTAGCAGGCGATCCAAAACCACCGAAGTGGGTCCGAAGGTCTGCAAAAGGATACCCTATTGGTATCTGGAAAGCAGTCTTTGAGTTACCAGTTGGCAAGGCTCTAGCAGTCTTGTCATGCGGAACGGTGTTTTATAACACCGAACCAACGAAATCTAGTATGGAGAAATTCCAGAAAGGTATCGATGGTAATCATACCAAGGAGATAGGCTATGGAACCTTGTGCCAGGAACTTGGGATTAGGTGGTATAACCACCCTCCAGTCCTGAAGTTTCCAAAGTATAAGTTACCCAAACGTCTAACTCCAGTGTGGCCAACCATCTTTGATATGAATGGGTCGATACCCATTCAGGATGGTAATTCCACTATGCATCCTAATGGAAACATTACGGAAGCACTTATAGCACTTTCCGAGTCGTGGAAGTCGTGTCCACAGGTAACATTGGACTTTATATCCGATGTATTGGAGCGACCTGACGTGATCCCTATCAATGTTCTGGGCAATCCAGAGTATGTGTGGGATTCACACAAGACACACACGGAAATTGTCGGCAGAGTTTCCAGGATTCCTGAAGCTGAGCTTAAGGATCGCTGGGTAGCCAATACTAACCGTATTGTGCAAGTGACTCTGGATCCCATGAAAGACCTGATAATGTCATTAGTCAAGGCAGATCCCAGTAATGAGATCTATGACCAAGACGATGGTATATCATGGGTGCAGTCTAAACTGCGCCAGGGACGAACATTAGCGGGGTATGACCTCACTAGTGCGTCGGACCTTCTGAATGTCACGTCATGCCTAAACATGTTGGAAAACATGTTCCTTCTACATCAAGTAGAGGGATGGCGGGATTATCGTGCTTATTACGAAAGGATTTGCAAAGCCCCATGGTGGAGCAAGGACTTTGGTAAGACAGTGCGATGGGAACAAGGCAGCCCCATGGGAACGGGGCCATCAATTGGCATATTAGGTTTAGCCAATGACGCTTGTGGTTATCTTGCTTGGCTCAAAGCCACACAGGATGGGATCATAGATCCAACCCAAGTGCCAATCTCCGATTGTTTTCGGACAATTGGTGATGACTTTATCTGTATACAAGAGATCGGTTCCTACTATGAGAAAGCCATGTCTCTCTTGGGTGGCGAGATAAACCATACCAAGACACTGACATCCGACAAGGTAGCTGAGTTTGCGGGTAGAGTGATATTACCTAATGCTTCCTTCTTGAAGAAGGTTAAGTTTAGGGAGCCCAGTGATAACTCCTTCATGGAGTATCTGAGCATTCTTGGTGATCAAGCCAAGTATTTCCTCAAACCGAAGCAACGCAAGGTGGCTAACCTCTTTCGAGAGGTCCCCGGAGTTGTAGTATCTGGACCATGGAATCACGATTCCTTTGGCCTTCAACTATCTGATAGGTACCAGTGGTATCTGGAAGAAGTTGAACCCGTACTCAAACGGGAGAGACCAGACGTTCAGTTAGAGACTTATGGAATGACCCTT